TAAATAACCCACTAAGTGAATTCCACGCATCTTTAAAATCCGTAGTAAGTGACTTTTTATATTGATCATACTTTTCATTCTCACCTAACGTCGTTGTTGTAACCTCTGTTGAAGAAGTTGTTGTTGTAATCGTTGACGTTGCGGTATGAGTTGAAGTAGATAATACTGAAGTATTACTAGAATTTGAAAGATTACCTCCTGCTGGTCCCATCGGTGGTGACGGTGGTGTATTAGGAGGCGGCGGATTCGGCGGTGGCAATGGTGGTGGATTGGCTGGAGGAATAAAAGTAAACTTAGATTTCCAGTCAATCTGATTAAGACTACCCAAATACTGAGCATGATTCGCTTGGTGCTTTAAATAGATTTTCTCCATAAGACCAGCCCACGAAAGACGCTCACCCTTTTTCTGAGGCATAGTAACACTATTATAAAGTCCAGATGATGGAACATTCTCTTCTGAAACGAGAATAAAATCCATATCATTAGTATCTTCAAATGTTAGTGCTGCTAAACCTGTTTTGGGTTGAGTACCGGGCTTCAATTCAACTAAAACGTTAAAGTCAACGCGCCTAAAGAGGGCTGCTGGAGACATAACGCCTAAGTTGGTTAAATTCCGAATATCTGCATTCATGCTACTAATAATAAGTGGTGCTTCCATAAAAGTGGTTCCTTTTGATGAAAGATCCGCCATATTAATAGGCATAGATGCAATATTTCTAGCCATGAACAATTCATTGGCGGTTTTACAACGTAACAATGTGTCAGTATTTTGGAAAAGATCCTCATACATGAGCGCAAATGTTCCGTTATGATAACCGGACCAAAAATCATCGGCTTGATTTCTGGTATGAATATGTCCTTGAGTAATAGTCTTGCCTAAACAAGACGCTAACGCAAAGGGGCAAGCCTGAGCTATGAGAGTTTTTCCTTGTTTTGGTATTCCAAAGAAATTAACCCACACTGGCTGAGGTCGTCCCTTAAGGGTACCTAATTTTGTTTGAACTTCCAGCATCTTCTGATAACCTAATAACAGAATCTGCTGCATACGTGATATTACTGGCTGTTCCAAAGAAGTTTTAGCAACTTCTTTGAAAGAGGCCTGCAATTTCGCGTAAGCTGCAACAAAATTAATCCCTATACTCCTATCTCCGGGAATCGCATTAACATCGAGTGTCGTAATCTGCACATAAAAATCTTCATATGCTCGTAATAACACTTCGGTAGCTTTTGACGACTCAAAGAATGGATATCCCGTAAATTTGGTGAAAACAAAATCAATACATTTCTGCAAGATTTGCCAACAAGTTTTAAGAAAGGTCCCAATGTTTTGCAAAGAGACCATAAAGCGTGATGTCTTGTTTACCGAATTCACCATGTCCGAGACCGAAACCCCAGACTGACTGCCGACAATATAGGCCAACGAATCGACCATAAATATGCCAGCTTTCTTCTCTTCTTCTTCTGATCCTTGGGGTTGCCAAGAATCAAATTCAGGCTGAAGCATACTCTTAATCTCAAAAATAGTTCTCGCTAAAAGAATAAATTGAGACAAAGTAAATGCTGTGAGAAGAACGCCACAAACCACGACAAAAATGATGCCTGCTTTAATCCAAGTTGGAGAAAATCCTAAAACTTTCTCCAAACTGGTCGAAACAGACGACATAATATCAGTGAATTTTGACTTGACAGAATCAAGTAATCCATCGGCCATACTTGATCCTATCTCCTTAAATTGATCTTTGTTGGTTTCAATCGCATGCCTCATTGCTGAAGCAACCGTCTCATCCAGAAAGCCTGGTTCAGCTTTCTTAGACTTCGACGATTGCGGTTGAAAACCATACAGAGAAATACCATGTTTCTTCGCAAGAGTATCTTGCCACAATTGGACAATAATTTTACGACGTTTCGCACCAGGTTCGGCGGAAACATTACGAGACACCAGCTTTGAGGCTGGCATCTCGTCTCCAAACATATGCAAGTGCTGCTTGTTTAGACGTATTATCATCTGAAGGTGTAGCAAACCGTAGCCAGAAATGTACAGTTGAAGGGCCTTACGAATAAGGTCAACTGGTACAAGTCTCACTAGATTAGGCGCGTATCCATGACTATCAAAGAAATCTTCGAAAGAAAGAGCAGCATCCATTACTGAATGCTTCTCCTTAATTCCTAGCTCTCGATTTGCTGCGTCAAAGGTTCTCTGTTGTTGTTGATAACGTTTTTCCTTTGACCGCCTAGTACGTGTGGTATGATGATCAATTTTACCTGACTGCTTTTGGAAGGGCAATGAACTTAATATAGTGTCAGCCAACAATTGCTCATTAGCTGATCGATTGCCAGACACTGCCCCTAAAGACAATGTCTGACCATCTTTTAATTTGACCTTAACACTAGTGACTGAACTCGAAATTGCACCAGACGCAAATACACAATTCTCGTAAACGGGAATTGGTAGTTTGTTCTGTTGACAATATTGATTAAGGTCGCCCTTCCGATTGGACGTAATGGGTCTCTGACGAATAAATCGAAATCCACAAGAAATTAAATTTCCTATGTACATTCGACAATCATCAGAGAGATCTACACGATCCAATAATTTGGTGTCTAAATTATCTTCAGTAATGTTAATAACAGATACCGGCACAGGTTGTGCGGGTGCTGGTTCTGTTGTAATAGTCCCAAAGGTCGCCTTAATACCATCCAAGAAAGAACTCTTGGGGATATAAGGTGGCCTATAAGGGGGAACTGTTGGAAACATCTGAAGAGGATGCGTAGTAGAAGTTGGAAGTGCGGTAGCAGAGAAATGATCTCTCTGCTTTCGCACTATCTCAAGTTCAGTTTGTGCTTTAATCACGGAATCTTGTAATAAATTATTCTGAACTCTAAGAGAATCCACTTCGCTCGCTAATTCGTTATGTTCACGAATCACCGAGTTTAGTGTTTCTACTGACGTATCTTTCCGGTTCCTTTCAATCTCTTTCAATTGAGTATGGAATTCCGGATTCATTTTATGTATCTCTGCCATTGATGCGTTAAGAAGTTCGCCATATACACGACGTTCTTCTGTATTAACTATCAATAATTTTAACAAAGCATGTATTCGAGCATGCAATGGCATAGATTTTAATAATTGTGTGTTAGCTTGCAACTGAGTATTTGGCTCAGTGGCTTTAAATCCTAAAAATTCTGAATCTTTATGTGAATCTGACATTTTGAATTATAATTAATTTAATGGGGTCTGCCTCTCTATCAGGTGACGCTCCCAAACAAAATGGAATAATGTTTAGAATGTAAATTGGTAAGCCCTCGTGAATAGTCCAAACACCTTTTGACTATTACTGGTTACCCGTATAAACTCCTCTTTTACGCAAAGATAGGACAAAGGAAGGTTCTTCCTTTGATTGTGCTCCAAATTGAATCAATCGGGATCAGGCGTAGCTCCATGACTCATCATCACTTCTGCTAAATTCTGAAACGGACGTTCAATCCACGCGGTTATTGGTTTATAGTGGTTAAACTTCCACTGTGATAGGGCGACTGCAGGAAAACCTGCGGTCGCCCGGCCCCTTCATCCCAAACTGGTTTTGTTTTAAGTCGTCCAGCTTGATCAGGGGTGATTTACGACAATGAATTCAAAATTTCTCGTTCTAAATAAGTTAATAAACAAACTAAGGTAATTAATGGTAACATGAGTACACTAAGATTAACTGGGTCATTACTCCAATCAATCTCAATGTCCTGAGCGGTTACTACAAAAACTACGTGTAAGTTCCTTAATTTACTAAAGAAATAATGAATTATTGTGCAAACGTGAAAAACAGTGTTGGTTGCACTGTTGTGTTGCAAGTGAAATAAATAAAATAATACTTATATGCCATTCGAATGGAATGTATTGACGGCACACAAAATAATGTACTACACACCTCTCTCCCTAAACTAAATGGGAGAGACACTATGTGTAATGTATTATAAGTATCAAATTAAATAAATCAAATGACTTATTAGTGAGAACAATAAATTGGACGGACTCTAATATAGTAAAATATTCGCTAAAACGGT